AAAAGAAGCATCTTTTATATTTATAAAAGGAACACTTTTAGCTTCTTTATCTGCCATAGTATAACCAATACCCAAACTAGCAAAACAATCAGCTATGGCTGTGTGATTAAACCAACTAGCAGTAGATTTAACTGACATTATGTTATCATCACCATATGTCATAAGACTAACATTTTCCTTAAAATCTTCTAGAGTTGATTTTGGATTTGTTAAATAATACACATAACGCACACGCAAACTATTAACAATACCATTTAAAATCACTGTAAGAGGATTCCCTGATGGATTTGATCCATATAATTGAACTAAATCACCATTATAATCCACAAGAGCAAAGGCCGTATCTTCAGCAATACAGCGGATTATCTGTATATCTTCGTCAGTGTAATTTCCCGATAATTTACAGAAGAAAATAATTATATCAAAAGCTAATAAAATCTCCTTTGGAGTCATCTTTTTATCAAACATTTCATAATCTCCAGCAACTATATTATCTTCTCCGTTTTTGGTGATATAATCATACATCTCTTGCCATTCCACTGATTGAGCTATCGTTCCAGGAGCAGCTTCAAAAGCTAAACGTTCATTTTGAAGTAAACGTGTGAATGATAATAGATATTTCCTTACTACTATAGTCCAGTCAAATGGGGCACCTGTGAATACACGAGTTTTACCCACACTTGCTTTCTTAAATGAAACAGGTTCATCTTTCAAATGAGCACAAAAATTTGGGTGAGCTTGTTCATTCGCTTTGTACTTGTTGATGATTTCATCTACTCTATCCATAATTTCATCATTAACAATGACAGGGTCTAACATACCATGCGCTGGTGGTATAGTTTCCATAAAATACTTTTTACTCATTTTCCATGGATTACCAGCAATTGTGTTTCGATTTATTTTATCTATATAAGCCACCTGTGCCCCATTTATAGCTGTGAAATCATCAAGTACATGCATCATAGAAGAAATTTTTGTTTCATCTATATTTTTGAGTACATCATTAATATAACTCTGCGCACACAAATCTAATATTCCTGTATCCAAAGTGTTTATTGGTTTTACAAGATCTTTGGCAGCTATATGCCAAGGGGCCCACGATTTCATTTCAGGTTTAGTAAATTTAGTTCCGTATCCTTTTTCTTTAAGGAATTTATTCATAGGTGTAAGTTCAACACTAGATCCACTTTTACCTCTGAAATCAGTAAATGATCCGTATACATTAACACTACCTTCAGGTAAAAACCTAAAAACGGATTTTTTGTGTAGTTCAGCTACAGGTCTTTCTTTACTCTTACTTGAAACCATAGAAAAATTTCCCGCAGATACATTGTAACTACTTAAAGAATTATAAATTTTTTCAATAAAATTACCATCCAAGTGTGTGGCATAAATTTCACCTATATTCATTTCGTTAGCTAAAAAATGTAACCCAACTATGCAATAACCATAGGAACTATTTATCAATAAAGGCATACCGCAATCACCATATTGGGTTCGTTCATCACTCTTACCCGTCCAAACAGCGTGTTTTGCTTCTAAATTGATATCTTTGTATGTAAATTTGCGTTCTGGTAACAATTGTATCTTCTTAACAGGATTCATAGTCATTTGTCCTGTCTCCGAACGATTTATATACATTCCGTTAAAAATACCATTAGCTTTTCCTTTTTGTATATATTGAACTATTCTTTTCTTTGGTGGTAGAGATCTCAAGGTGAGAAAACAAAGATCGTGATATGGTATTCTGTGTACATCGCTTTCACTTATACAAAAATAAGAATTAGAATTCACTCCTTTCGAATGTGTAAAAACAACATTAATATGTCCTCCTTCACTAAGATCTGGTACATTATGATTATTTGTCAAATAAATGTGCCCACCTAAAGCAACCATTCTACCTCTGTTCTTGTGACATGTTTTATGACTTTTGATAGATATATGGCATACATTCTCTGCTATCTTCGCACAGAATTGTGTAAAATCTACACTTTTGGATGAGGAACTTTCTCGCGAAAAGTTTGCTACAGTAACATCCAATGTATTATTATACCACACATTTTCACGACCATTGATCTCAGCTAAAGGTCTTGTACCAATATCAGCTGAAACATCACCTTGTGGTGTAAGTTTATTGTACATTTTATAAAAAGTCATGAATGAAGTTATAGCTATGGTTAAGGTTAAGAATATTCTTGGTTGTTTCAATTCATCTTTCATTCTTTCACCCATTCTAGTCCATGTATTGACATCGATATATCTGTTCAATAATTCCCTTTGTCTAATTTGATACAAATGTATATTACGTTTTAGACTTGAGTAGTATGATATAAATAACCGAATCTTTTGTACTTCTGGTCTTGAATTTATTAAAGCCCATATTATAGAAAACACAGTCAGACAGCACATGAAACCCATAATAAAATAACCAGTATTTTCAATATTATCAACGTAACCTTGTGGTCTTAATTGACATAATGTATCTGGTAAATTACAGCAAAAACACAATTCTGTATCTAACATTAATTTATTACAATTTTCAACTCGAACTTGATCTTCATTAAATCTAACTATAGCAGTATGATACCACTGTAGCAATTCCCTTATGTTAGCATTTTCTAAAACAGTTTCAATTTTTGCATAATGTTTTCCTTGATCAATGGGAGTGGGTCTTACTAATTCAACTTTAAAAAACCATAAATCAGGGTAAGGTTGATCAGTAGGTACTTTTTCTGAATCCAACATATTTCTCTCATTAAGAAATTCTTTTTTCAAAGTGGGCGTAATAATAAAAGGAAATCTTCTTTGTATAGCTGATGGGCAAGAAAAATAATGATAAGCATTTAAATTTTTAACATTAGTTGTGGCAATTACTAATTTACCACGAAAAGGAGTTGTTCCTTTCATCTCCAATGAAGCTTGATCCGGACAAAATGCTTGGTTATTCATCGTTTGTATAACTACATTAAGCGAGCCAGGATCGCCCAATTCAGGTGATTCATTGGCAATATCATCCAAAATAACTGTATGTTGTGAAGTTAAAAAACCATCCCAATACTTTGCAGCTGGGTTAACCGTATATCTAAATTCTGCTCCAGAAGGTAATTTCTCGTGCTTTGCAAAGAAAGTAGCCATCATACTCGTTATAGTGGTTTTACCTATACCTGAATCACCGAATATTAGTAATCCAAATGGTGCCTTACGATTTTGTCTTGCAGCTGATTTAGTATTCAAATCATCACGCATCATTAACATATCATTTAATGTGCATTTCACAATATTAACATCTGATTTATCCAATCGAAATGAGTGTTTACTAATATTTTGCAATTTTTCTATAACGGTGTCAAGGCGATTACGATAATCTGATTCAGTGAAACCATTAGCTTCAGGGTTATGTAATTGTTGATTCTGACGAGTCAATAATCGACAATCTTCATACAAATCTTTATATGTTCCTCCAGAATGAAATAAACAACCTATGTCTTGAGTGACATAGACTTGATATCCTCTTTCTAAAATGAACAGTATAGTATCACATAAAACATAAATGAAATCTGTTTTCTTATAAAATTTTTTCTTAAGAGTAACTTCCTCCAACTTGGAGTAACCAAGTGACTCGAACGTAATCCCAATTTTTTCAAAAACGGACATGGTCATTAAATATGTACAACATTTGTACAGTTTCAAGACAATTGGACTTTCATTGATATTCTTATAGGAATTCAAAAAACTACGTGATGTTTCGAAAAAATCACCTTGCACACTCAATCCAGAAAAAATATTTTTTATGTATGGGAAAAGTCGTTTAAATAATAATTTACCAGAAGACTCATTATATCGACTTTTAAAAAATACTCGGACAGCTAAAACAATGACTTCGTAAAAGGTCATATTTTCAACTTTCATTGTAGCCATCTGAACAAAGGTAATTATATCATCAACCAATTTAGGTACATAGTCAGGATCTAAGTCCTTGATTTGGTTATACAAGCGACGATCTAACATTCTCATCATATGTGAACGGTAAAATTTCTCATATGCACTTTGA